TGGGCAATGGCATCCTTCTGAACACCAGACTCAAGAGCAGCAATTACTGAATTAAGAAGCGGGTTCATAACCCCATCTCTTATTCATACATGATGTTTACTGTGCCAGCGTCAAAAGAACCAGAACCAAGAGTAGTTCCTGTGATAGTAGTTAATCGGACACGGTCAAGAGAACCAGAAAGGGCAATAGAACCAGCAATCGTTGAAGAAGAAGCACCAGAAGGATAAACAGAACCGCTACATACCCATGTATTTCCTGATATATTTACTAACAACAATATTCCAGTATATGTTGTTGCTGCCGCAGAAGAATATCCATTAAATGGAAAACCAAGAGTGCATGGAAAACCACTGGTAGCATTATCACTTGCTCCAACAGACCCTACATTTGCACTATAACTACTTTCAGATACAGAGCCTGCACCAATCTGTAACAGTGGCACAGTAGTTCCATTAGTGCTAATACCATTAACCGCTATGGTAATACGCTTAACCCAAGAAGGTATGGAAGTGAAATCAACGGATGTTCCGCTTGCGCTAACAGCAGTGCCGCTTGTCAGTAAACGAACAGTAGAACCACCAAGACTTAAGCTACCAGTGACGCTAACATTCTTACTAACGGTCAAATTGCCATCAATCGTCTCGCTTCCACGCACTCGGCTATTTCCGTAATAGGAGGTGCGAGTGCAGTTTCCACTTGTAGTTCCAGTTACAGTATCAGTAACGGTAAATTGATTTGCGCTAACACCACTAATGATGTAACTGCCATCCGATCCGGCACCTGACGTAAAATCAAGCGTAACTATTGTGCCGTCACTCATACCATGAGCAGTCATAGTTACAGTGATGGTATATCCAGATCGGCTATAGGTGCCCGTAGTGGAGGACGAGATAGACGCAAAATCTAAGCTATTGGCAATGGTGGTAGCAGTAGAACTCCAAGTAGGAGCGTAGATAGATAGCTTTGCTGGCGTTATAGTGGCATCAGCAATCTTGGTAGTGCTAACAGAGCTAGCGGCGAGCCTTGCCTCGGTAACACCAAGGTCTGAAATAAAAAGTTTATATGGAATACTTCCGGTGGTTAGTGACAAACCACCATTAGAAACAACGGCATCAGAGGTGAATGTAGCGGAATCAACTAAGTTGTTTAGTTTAGTTGCCGTAACTTGGTCGCCAGTGGCGAACGTAGTTCCTTTAAGTAGAATACCCATGTTATTTGGTGCTTGTTAGAGCGCGATTGGTGATGGAGGCGGAAACTTTGATTGTGCGGATGCGAGGGCGTCCTTGCGTTGGTGTTAGCGTAAATTGTAAACCATACGAGCGATTCTGTCCTATACGTCCACGAATAGAAGCATCTTCGTCGATGGCAAGATCTCCGCTAAGACGGCTAGAAACGCTTCCTAAATTCATAGTGCTATCAATGTTTTCTCCTTCAGCAGTGATAGCAACATCCGATACATTCTGAGTAGAAGACTGAAGCTGAAGTTCAAAATTGTTAAAACGCTTACGGTCAGTTACACCATAGGTAAACATACGAGTGGTGCAGGCAGATCGAACATATAAATCGCTCGCTGTGATTTGCCCAATTTGCGTGATAACCAAATCGCGACCATTCTCGTTGTAGTCTAGGCGATGAATGCCTCCATTCTTATTCACCGCATATAAGCCACGATTGGCTCCGTTACCACCAACGTATAAGTCAGTCACTTCCCAATTCGGATCAATAGTTTTGTCATTTATACGCACCGTATCAATAGACTCCCATCCTTGGTTTAGGAAGTTGTAAACCAATATGGCATTGTTGGTAGACGAGGAATCAAGAGGAACGGCAATGTAGTAGCGATTATCGTAATAGGCAGCAACAGCATTCTGTGCATAGTCCTTATTAATTCGATTAATCGTTGCTTGAATGCCATCAGATAGCGGAACACCGTTGCCACGAAGGTTGTAGAGGTTGGGGAAGTTGGCTCCATAGATACCATTATCTGACAGGAATAGAATGTTATCGGCAACCTGCACAACGCTCTTGCGGGCCAAGCATCCCACCTCGTTAGTGATTAGCTGAATAGAGCTTTGGGCAACGTCAGCAGAGGAAACAACAAGATGGATGCTATTACGATTGAAAACTACCAACTTATCGTCAGAGAATGGATGGAGAGTTACGATGTAGTCAGATGTTCCCGCATTAAACCGATACTCGTTATACACTTGGTCGTAAGTGTTGGAATCGAGGATGTCAGAAACAATTAGCTCGTCACGGATGCCACGGCTTACATATGTGGCATTACCACTTGTTCCCGATTGCGTGTAGTAGAAAGGCATCCAGAGGCGACGCTGATGGTAAACAGCCCAAGGAGGTGCGGGCATATAGCAGAAACCTAAACCAACACTCTGCTTCTGCATATATTGCATGGTAGCAGCATAAATAGCCGTTGCATTAGCTCCTGCACTTATTGATGTGGTAGATGAACCAATAACGTAAGTAAAGTGAGTCGTATCTGTTACTGTTATCTTGAAGGTGCCATTTGGATTTGGTTCACCAGCGGTATAGTTGATTCCGCTTATCTTCACATAATCATCGGTAGCGTATCCATGATTACTTGATGTTTGTATTGTTACGGTTCCTCCATTTACTCTTGATGCAGTAGAAATAACTGCTGGAGCCGTAGCGTGGTTTTCAGTAATGTAGTAATAGAACGAGTTGGTATCGTATCCCGCCACCACCACCACGGTATCATTTGCAATGATGTTTTTACCGTCTATTACCGTGATAGCATCACCAGTGACCAATCCATGTGCCGTAGCTGTAACCGTAGCTTTACCATCAAGGATTACGGTATTGGCAATGGAAGTAATTAACGCTGGCTGGGTGTAGTCTCCACTAGGGACTAGCGTAAATGCTGGACTACCAGTTAGGACACCATTCCATTCTAGTGCCTCATCTCCTTCACGGAAGATAAACACCTTGTTGAATGCTTGCAGGAGCGAGACATTGGCTGAAATTGTCTCTGCGCCAGGATACGAAATATCGGTGGTTGCATATGGAGATATAAGACTTACAGCTATTGCCTTCGTATTGCTCGCCAGAATGATGTATGCACTCGAAAGGTAATTTGGGTTGCTATACAAGCATGAGCCATAGATGACATTTACAGTAGTATCATCTAGCACAGGAGCACCAGCAGACTTGGTTCCAGTGTAACTAGCAACATTGTCGGTGCCCGTCATGGAAAACGTAACCGTATCGGAATCAACAACTGTTATTGTTCTATTTCCATCTGGGTTTTGATTAGCACCATATCCAGTAAACCCACTGAAGTAAACAACTGATTGATCAGTAAACCCATGAGCAGAAGAAAAATTAACGGTTACTGTATTGCCTGAGCGAGAGGCTGTGCTTACCGATTTTTGTAAAATATAGAATGGCAGTGTAACCGCTGAACCTCCAGCGGCAACTGGAGCACTTAATACATTGATTCCCTTGCGGGTTTGCCACTCACCGTTAATGCCCATGCGCCCATTACGACTATCAGCTAAAACTCCCGCCTTCAGTTGGTCTGGACGCAGACGATTGTTCATATTAACGAAGCCCAAGTCGGCATCGTCAATAAGCTGATCGTCTAGCTGTCCAAATGAGGAGTAGCGGGGCATTAGGTAAAAACTTTTACCTTAGCAGCATTTACGCTTGAAGGAATAATCCATCTGCTTGCGCTCTTTAGCTTTAACTTTAGCAGACTCGCCCTTTTCATGCTTCATCATCTGCTTCTTGGAAGAATACTTTTCGGTAGGAGAACTCATAGTTATTTGCGGTTAGATTTGTTGATACGGTCAATTAGTGCCCAGATGGAAAGTGTTGCGCCCGCGATTATACCAACAAGACCTACAAAGTCTTTAGCGAGGTTGAGCCAAGCTGCGAGGCCCGCTCCATAGCCACCAATTTGACCAAGAATATGTAGGTGGCGATCATTCATGGCAGGTCTATTTTCTGGAGCGGCTTTTCGATGTTGAGGGACGCGAGACGTTCGTTCTGGATGCAGAGCTTGGTTCCCCCGACAACTTTGCCTTCCTTGACTTCGTAGAGGTAGAACGTGGTTTGGGTGAGACCAACCCTAATGATACGCCCTGGCCTCCCATCGAGGAGGATGATGTCGTCTGGGGCATAGTCTTTCCCGAAGAACACAAATAGGGACGCAGCCAGTTTCTCAATCGCCGAACGAAAGAGGAGCGCGACAAGGCCAACCAAGAAGAGCCAAGAGTTCTCCCCAACGAAGGATTTGAGAACGTCATCATTCACTGGTCTCCTTTCGTATGGACTTAATCACTTGCTTCTCGGCGTAGTCCATACGCTTAGAAAGAGGGTCGAGGACGTGAGCAGTGAAAGCCTCGCCTAGCTTGGCTTTAGCCTCATCCAAGACTGGAACAATAACGGAAAGAGCTTCTTTAATCTCGGCAACTTCCGCCTTAGCTTTATCAGAGAGAGTTCCATCCTTGAGCGAGCGATAGATGACGAAGCCAACGGCAACCAATATGATGCCGCATACAGCGGTGACGGCTGGCATGAACCAAGGTTGGGTAACTAGCTGAGCAAGGCCCAAGGATCCCAAACCAACCAAGCCTGCAATGGCTGCAAACTGGATCTGGCGGGCGTAACCTAGAAGGGCTGCAATGGCTATGGCACCAAGACCAAACCAGCGAAGGGTGGCAGCTTGAGTCTTTAACTCAGCATTCTTTGCCGCCTCCACCTGCTTCTTTAGCTCATCAATCTCTTTAGCCTGAGCTTTGATAGTCGATTCGTAGGCGTTTACGAGGGTTTCTACACCAGAGGCGGGTGCTGACTGGTTCGCCTGCACAATCTTCGCCGTTTCCGCTTTAACGGGCACTTCTACGCTGGTTCCCGCCACCGTTACGTCGATAGCTTCCGCTGCCTTAAATTGAACCTTCTCCCGTTCATGTTGTGAGGCGAGGACAGGAGCGGGCGTTGGAGAAGCAAGTGGTTGAGCAGTCTTGCCACGAATGGAAGAGCATCCAGCAACTAAGAATAAGGCAAGAAATGGAAACAAAATCTTCATAGCGGGAATAATGTTACTACCACAACTTTACCAATGTAATTGTAAGGAGTAACAAAACCAAGACCTCCGTCAGGATTCCGGTCGCCGTAGGTGTTATTAATGCCAAACGCCAAAAACCCTCGCTCATCCTGTTCTCCCAAGCGATGGATAATAAGCTGCCCATATCTTGAGTAGATTACCACATTGCCTGATTTTAACTCGCTATAAGGAGTCGAGTCGATACCCGCATAGGCTACGACAATCTTGCGTCCCAATGGATGCGCAGGAATCCACGGTGCCATTGATCCAGTCCCAAGCACCGGAACAAGTTTCAGTCCTCGATTAATTATTACCACCTTGGCCGTTGCCTCATTTGGAAATGATTCGGACTCTGGTAATGGCTCTAGGTGCGGGCCACAACCCGCAAGCATCAACACTGCTAGGAGTGTGAGCAGACGGCGCATTAGACGGATGCAGCAATATCAGCTTCTACGTTATCCGGTGATGCCTCGCCTCTAGCAATGACGCCAGCAACTCGCCCATCAGATAGTTGAATGCAATAGTTACCTTGGTCATATCCAATAACAAGGCCCATAGAGCAGGGATATGGCTCAAACACTTCTTCCGTTTGTTCAAATGGGTTCATAGGTCAGTAAGATGGATAGTAATTGATGCGGTGGTGCTTCCGCTAAAGGTGAGATAGAGCGAGCCACCAGCGGCTACAATGCGTGAAGCAAAGGTGGAGATATCAAAGTCGCCATTCACTGCTTGAGCATTGATATATTGAGTGCCGCTGCTGCTAGAACCCAGAGACAAATTGACTGAAGCAGAGGAGTTACCAGTAATGGCGAGGATGCGACGTTTACGCCCACCAGTGACCGCTCCACCAAGAAGTTGAATAGAGGTGGTGGTATAAGACTCAGCGGGACGCTCAATAATGGAAACTAGATTATTGTCGCTAGTAATTGGATTCATTCCAACTAAACGACCTTGGTTTCCGCCAATCCTAGTAACGTCTTCAACAACATCAATTTGCTGTGTAGCTGGCAGGCTGATAGCTCCAACTCGTGTGCATTCAAAATTAGAAACCGTGAAGTTGAAAGCGTTTGCTCCTTCAGTAGTTAAATAGGGATCACCTAAAAATATAAGAGTAATGCTATTACCAACAGGATCAAGAAGGACAGTGTTTGATCCTACGCTAAGTGTTTGGACAACAGACGTAGCAGTTGATGCTATCATTTTAGGCAAGGCGCGACCAGTCGACGCCAGCGTAAAGGTGCAGCGATAACGACCAAAAGGCAGAACAGTCTGCGCGGCGTTAAAAAAAGCATAAGCGTAGGGACGCCCAGTGTTGTCTTGAGTTGCGCTAAAGCCAGTTGCACTACCACTGAACGTATCAAAGTCGTATGAGGCGTTGGTATTATTTGCCCAGCTTGCCGTGGTTGGCTTTACGCAATCTCCGCCAAAGAAAACCCACGCTGGAGCGCGACCAGTGGTGCGCCATGTGTCAGACTCCGTATTTGTCAAAGTTGTGTTAATCCATTGTCCTTGAGGAACAACACCAGAATACCAATTATAGCCAGTAACATAATAGGTAGCTACCAAGCTAGACGATAACCAATCTGGGTCAGTTCCCGCACCATCAGCAGCAGTTCCAGATACGGTGGAACCATTAACATAAACGGTGGGAGCGGTGCTTCCATTCGTAAACCGGACATCTAGCCAGATGCGTTGCCCAGTATAGTTAGTGCGAAAAGAAGAAAGGGTAAGCGTGCGAAAGTCCGTTGCTACCGTAGCACCGTTTGCACGAATAACTAAATCATTAGTGGAAAAAGCAATTCCCAAGCTCCATGCGGTAGCACTAGCCAATGCACTTGTTGAACTGCTAATGCTCGCAATTTCCGCACTAGAGGACGAAGAAGGAACATCTACCCATCCCACCCATGAGGCACTTGCTATACCAGCAAGATTGCCACGGGTGCCTGGCGTCTGCACAATAGCTCGGTTGCTAGTGGCACCGTCGCTGTAAATCCAATTGTTTTGCTGACGAGCAGACCCACGCGAATTGCTTAGTGTCTCGCTAATAACGCCCAAATTGGTGCGAGCAGTTGCCACATCTGAAACGTCACTCAAGTTGTTTGCCTGAGTAACAAGGCCCGAACCTCCACTAGACAAGACTTGCGGGCGATTTAGAAGTAATGTTTTGTAGATGTCGGACATGGCGAATTAGAGATAGTTAAGCTGCTGGGACTCAATGGTAGCGTCAGTGCCACCTGCACGAATAGCTTTCATGGACAAAGCCATTTGTCGAGTGAGGTAGGCAGTGCTACCAGCAATGTATTCAAAGCCTACCGTGGAGGTGGGAGTGGTTGAGCCATCAAACGTAGCACGGATCGTTGCACCAAGCACCTGAAGCAATACATGGCGAGTGTTGTCCGATAGCGAGGAAAACGTATTGGCAGCAGTGGCTCCAACAGTAATTTGAGTGTGGGTAGTGCCACTCTGAGGAATAGCCTGAGAAGGGGTGTTTACGATGCGTGCGTTTGACATGTTAGTTACGAGATTGTTTGGTGCCGTGGGTTGAAATGCGTCGAGTGATGATGTTGTTGTTGCTTTGGGCTTCTAGCTTTGTCAGTTCAATAGCTAGATTATCATTTGCCATTTGTAAGGCAAAAATAGCTTTTTCATTTTGTCCATCACCCGTGTAAAAGTCAGCTAAAGCAGAGTAGATGATGTAATCCCTAAACTCAGAAGGAATGTCTGTGCTATCTGGAGTGTAGTTAGTGACAAGGTTTTTCTTATAGGTAACGTAAACCGAAGTTGCTGGCGAGTTAAAGTTGAGTAGTTTAGCACCACTCGACGATACAATGAAATTATATTCAAGTGAACTAATCAACACATACGGCTCATCTCTGTGGATTTTGATGAACTCGCCAATGTCGTTTTTACTAGCTTGCGTAAACGGAACCGTATATGCTGGGTTAGTAGATATGGTTCTTTGTTCGCCAATGACTAAATACCTAGGCCACAACACAGACGAGTTATAGGCTTTCTTTACGGAGAGATTGATTGAACCTTGAAGAAAGAACTCATCAACATGAGTAAGCGACGAGAGTCCCGAAATAGCCAAAAAACTGTTTTTGATTTCGGTAAATGTCAGATCGCTTATCATTGTTGATGAAAGAAATTACTTGGGATCGTTACCAAGAACCGGAGCATCTTGGTTAATTGGATTTCCACCCGCTTGCACGTTATGGCGGCGGAACTGGGTAGATGGACGATACTGAAGGATGTCATGGCGGAATTGACGGCTCTGGTTACGAACCTTGTCAATCTCCATGCGGAGCAAAATCTCGGCATTCTGTTCCTCTACTTGAGCCTTGTCGGTTTGACCATCTCCGCGAAGGAAATCGGCATAGGCACCAAAGCATACATATTCAAAGAAGACGTATGGGATGTTTGGGTTATCCCCAGCTTCATCACCAAAGAATCCACTTGTGTATGTTCCTCCGTCAGCAATGATGTTAGAAAGTTCCTTGCGATAGGTTAAGTAAACAGGAACACTATTTAGTGTAGTAGTGCTAATAATTTTAATTGCTGGATAACCAGTAGAGTTGAGGAGGCTAACAAATGAATACTCTTCTGGATAGCGAGTTGTAGTTGGATTAGATTTCTGTGCGCGAAAAACAACCGATGCCGGAAATGCCAAATCAAGTCCAGTTGCGTTTGTTCCACCAGTTTGAATCGTATTGCTATCAGCAGTTACAACAGTGTATGCCTCGCCAACCACAGTGAATTGTGGCCAAGGATAGCGTTCAAACGCATTACGCATACGGCGATTAACCGATTGTCGCAAAAATTGAGCGTCAATGGTTTCAAGTGAGCCAAGTCCAGCAATAGACTTAAAGCGTTCTTCTAAATTATTGTAGGTGACGGTAGGATAGTTAGCCATTGTAGTTAGTAATTAGGCTTTATTTGGAGATAGGTCAGCGAAGCGTTTGTTGAAGTCGCGCAAGAACTCTTTGCTATGCACTTCAGCTTGTCCATAGCGGGCAACTAGACGGAAGTATTCGCGAGGCGGGATGACTGCCACACACTTACCAAGGCCTGGAATTGTCTTATGTCCCTTCATAGCTTGAGCCTGAGCGCGAGCCATTACTACGCGAGCTTCCTCGGTCTTAATCTCGTTCTGTAACGATTCCTTAATGCAGTTGGTGAGTTCCCTATCAATTTCCTCATCCGTGAACTGCTGTGATTTAGCAATGATGTGCATAAAAAAAGAGGCATCCCGAAGGATGCCTCAGTCTATCACAGTTGCTTGCTAGTTAGGCAAAGCGGGCGAGGTTGATGACGCGAAGGCCAACAATGATAACGCCAGCGGTCATTGAAGCCAGAGCAGCATCCGTAACTTTAAGCAGAACAGGAGTTGCAGTAGCAACAATCTTCACAGGAAGCGCACCGCCCTTGATGGTGGTATTGCCAGCAGACTGAACAAAGTCGCTACCAGTGTTGAATACAGGCGTATTTACAGCCTGAGCATCAGCATCAAGAGCGGCGATGAACGCAGCGGTAGTGCCAGAATAACCAACCTCAATGGAGGTAGAGGTGGTTCCAGCAATAGCGGTGGTAACAACAAGACCAACCAAGTCCACGGCAGAGCCAGCGGGCAGGGTCAGGAGGGTTTTGGTGTTGCCAGTGCCAATCGCTTTGAGATCGTTAAAGTCGAGCTTAACGTAGTGCGTGAAATCACCAATAGCTTCATTAACAGTAGTTTG